AGAGTGCATAAAACATAGGTGTATTTGGTATAATATGCTGCAAGGTAAACACCCTCAATCTGGATTAGATGTGCAAGAATGGGGCTGTTCTATAGCGTGGATTCCTTTATTATTAGTTGAAAATTCTCAACAGATAATGGGCACAAAAGCTGCCACTGAGTCATTTAGAAATGAAATGGTACGGTCAAACAATGTTATGACAAAAGTATTAGCACATAGTGGTGATGCTCAAAAAGCCATGGGTGTAGCCACTTCTATATTTGAAGTAATTGGTACACATCAAGAGGCAATTGATCAGGGAGATCCATCCAAGGAAGATAAAACTATTTTACAACTAAGTAATAATAAGGTAAAAGTAAAGAAGAAGCCCACAAAGGCTACAACTAAAAAGGTGAAAAAAAATGGCAACAACCGTAAACAACACAAGCGTTAATGTAAGACTGACAATATTGTTTGATGCAGATGGGCCTCTAGACGGTAATGGTCCTGCTAAAGGCACAGGTAATACTGAGTCAGATGTATATTTTGATAGCAAAGTACATCACAATATTCGATCTCATACAGAAATAGATACAAGCATTCACGCACTTCAGTGGGATGCTGCAACGAACACAGGCACAATAGAATATACAGATAATAGAGATAATGAGTCTATTTCTTCTATACCTCAGTGGGTTACAAACGTTGTTATAAGATGCGAAGCTCAAGACGCATACACCTCAGCTTATGAAGCTCATGAAGATGCGTTTGCTGAGGATGACTCTGCTGCAGTAACAGCAGCTACAACAGCTAGGGACAATTACCTATCTGCACACAGTATTACTTACTAATATTGTGTATAAAAAATAAATGAAAGAATACATTTTAGAAGTAAGAAAAATAATTCCAAAATTTCTCTGCAAAAAAATAATCACATACTTTGACAATGAATATGAAGACGCAGGCACTCTTGGTGGCACAGATAAAAATATCAGAAACTGTCTTACGAGAACTTTACTAGATCCTAAAAGCTTTGGTCAAAAATTATGTACGGCCGCAACACAAGAAAAGATATATGAGTGTGTCCAACATTACAAACAACATCACGAAATTGACATAACAAAAATATCTCAATTAGATTTATTAAAATATCAAACTAACAAACATGATGCAGGCTATAAGTTTCATACAGACTTTGGGCTAAAAGTACAAGAAAGACACTTATCAATATCTATTTGTTTAAATAATGAGTACAGCGGCGGAGAGTTTGTATTTAATCTACCGACAGGCAAACATGTTGTCCCTCAAAACGAGGGTGATGCAGTTATCTTTCCGTCTAATTTTATGTTTAGTCATCAAGTAAACAAAGTCTCAGAGGGAACTAGATATGCATTGATAGGTTGGGTTATCTAATGCAACCTATTTTTATTAAAGAGTTTTTGCCAAAACAAATATTAAACCTTAGTTATAATTATTGTCTTTTAAAATATACAAATAAAAAAAATTTTGATTTTGATACACAAACCAAATCTTTAATTTGGGAACACGGTGACTTCTTAATGGAATCATTAATGGATATGAGCACACCTGTCATTGAACAAAACGTAGGTAAAAAACTATGGCCAACTTATTCATATTTAAGAATTTATGACAAAGGGTCAGATTTACCAATACATAAAGATAGACCATCTTGTGAGTATACAGTGGCATTATGTTTAGGAGCAGACCCAGACGATCAGCCCTATGAAATATTTATTGGAGAAAGAGATGATTCTGCAGATTATAAATATCATGATGACAAGGGCACACCTTTAGCTTTAAAAATTGATCACAAGTTTCCCATGTATGTAAATAATGCATTAATATTTAAAGGTATGCATAAAATACACTGGAGAGAAAATTGTAAACATGATCATTTTATAACAGTTTTCTTACATTATGTTGATCAAGAAGGTGAACATAAAGAGTTTAAATACGACAAAAGAAAAATGTTAGGTGCAAAAATAGGTGAGTAACAACGAACTTTATGTGTTAAATGGAGGTATTGGTAAAAATATCTGTTTTACAAGTTGTCTAGAAAAATTGAAAAGTGTCAATCTAATGTCCACAAGGCCAAAAATTTTTTTACATCATCCAAACGTAAATTTTTGTTATGCAATGAATCTAACTCCACTTTTAGATAAAAGAGATTTTTTAAAAAAGTTTGATAAGATACACTTTGTAGAGGCTTACGATGAATATTTTTGTATTAATGAAATACATTTAGTAAATAATTTTAGACGTATACTTAACCAAAACATTTTAGAAGATGTGTATAATGAGATATATTTTTCATACGATGAAGAGGATTCTTTGCAACCAGTTTTATCTAAACTTAATGATTTTGTATGTGTTCAATTTGTTGGTAGTGATGAACATGAATCAGACACCGATTTTGAGGGTTCAAGATCTATAAGAAAAGATCATGCACAATCTATAATTGATATTTTAAACTTTGATTTAAAACTAAATGTTCTAAATGTTTTTTCCAAAAAGAACTTATTTAAAAATACCTGTGAGGTAGATCAAGATTTAACATATAGAAACTATGCGCATTTACTAAAATATGCAAAAGGATTTATTACCATAGATAGTTGTCTTAATCATATGTCTGCTAATAAATTTTGCAAAACTAAAGGTGTGGTATTGTGGAATGATTATCATGCGAATTATAGATTTAACTATTCTAAAAACTGTAATATGACAACTCAAACACCTAATGTTATGAGATTTGACAAAAATGAGGTTATCGATAACTTTACAAAAACATTAAGGGAGAATGTAGATGTTAGATCCTAAAGAATTAAAAGACAAAAAAATTAAATTATTTTTAGGCATGCCTATGTACGGTGGTTTGTTAACGGAGGCTACTTTGCATGGAGTTTTAGAATTACAGTCATGGTCACATGCAAACAACATTGGTTTAAGAGTGCAGACAATGGGAGGAGAAAGCTTAATAACTAGAGCTCGCAATACTATGGTTTCTATGATGCTAGATCAAAAAGACTACGTTGCAACACACTTATTGTTTATTGATGCCGATATAGGATTTTCATGGAAAAATATTGAAAGACTTTTATGTATAGATAAAGATGTAGCTTGTGGTGTTTATCCACGCAAACACATTCACTTAGAAAGAATTAAAGGTATTCTTGCAAAAAATCCTAATGCTTCTAATGAAGAGATAGAAGCTAAGGCTTTAGGGTATAATTTAAATTTTGACGATCCAAGTAATTTAGTCGGGGAACAAGGTTTTTTTAAAGTAAATGAAGCAGCAACAGGTATGATGTTAACAAAAAGAGAAGTCTTTACCACAATGATGAAAAAATTTCCTGAAAGAAAATATGAATCAGATCAGATAGTTAACGGTGAGAACTATAGGTCAGATTATTGCTACGATTTATTTGCAGTAGGACCATATAAAACACTTGATCAAAAAAGATATTTATCTGAAGATTATTATTTTTCTAGACTTTGGACTGAACATTGTGGCGGAGAAATATGGGCAGATATTGCCTCTCCTTTAACACACTTTGGAAACAGAGCATTTAGAGGTAACGTTGGGTACACTTTTTCTAGAGTAGATGAATGACTATCGTTTAAATAAAACCAGTTGGTTTCCGACTGAGGTATATGATTGTGACATTGGTAATGATTATTGTGATCAGATATTAAAAATTGTAAATGAAGATAAAGATAAATGGACTAAAGGTCTAAAGAATGTAAAAGCTCTTACCTCCGGCTGGGAGGGCTTAAAATATCCTGTGTTAAAGGAAATAAGCGATTTTATCACTGACAAAATTTTACCAACAATAGGCCAACATAATAATTGGCATTATAATAATTGGAAAACTGTATCAGCATGGATAAATTTTTACACACCTGGTGATAAGGCATTACCACATAATCACGCTAATGATCATTATAGTGCCATACTTATTGTAAAACCCTCTACTGGAAACTTAATTTTTGAAGATCCAAAACAAATACATACACTATACCCACCTTTTGAAAAACATCTTGGACAAAGAATCAACGAAAATAAAGGTAAATTAATATTGTTTCCTAGTTATTTATATCATTATGTAAGTGAGTGTGATGATGAGCGTGTTTCTGTAGCTTTTAACTTTTCTAATGAGCCATAAAATAGTATATTACCGCCATGCCCCTAGTAAATTTTAGACCTGCACCTGGTATTAATAAAGAAGTTACTGATTATACTGGACAAGGCAAATGGACTGATGGAGACATGGTTCGTTTTTTTCAAGGATCAGCTCAAAAAATTAAGGGTTGGGAGAGGTTTCTTTCGAC